CGACTGTTGTTGGCGCGGGTATCGCAAGTCTCAACCCAATTACGGGGCTAGAAGAGTTCGGTTGGCTCAAAAAGACGTGGAAAAGCGTCAAGAAGGTTGCAAAGAAGGTAATCAAGCCGATTGCATCGGTGGCTCAGTTCATACCCGGCCCTTGGCAACCGTTAGCGGCAATGGCAAACAAAGCATTCACGGTTTATGACGTGGCCAAGGGCAGGGCTAGTCCCTTAGCTCTCGCTACTGCTTTTGCACCTATACCGGGCGCTGATGCTGCCGCTGGTGCTGCTGGCGCTGCTGGTGCTGCTGGTGCTGCCGCTTCAGCGAGCAAGGGTCTCGGCTCTCTTGGCAAGATCGGAGAGTTTTTTACGAAAGGCGCGGATGGAGTTGGCTTTTTAGGCAACGTAGGTAAATCTTTGGGTGGCGCAGGCAGAGGTATTGCTGGGCTTGTAAGCGGTGGCGGCGCAGATAACATAGGCAGATTTGGTCGCTTGGGAGATTTCTTAGGCGGTACCAGTGGCGCAAGCGGAGGCATTGCTGGGCTTATAAGCGGTGGTGGTGCCGATAATGTTGGTCGCTTTGGCCGTTTAGGAGATTTCTTGGGCGGTATTGGTGACGCTACTGGCTTAACCAACTATGGGACGCAAGGATCGGCATTTGAGCGCGGTGTAGATTTAGGTGAACTTGCCAAAGATCCAGAATTGGCTGCCATTATCGAACAAGGATTAGCTCAAGGATTGTCGCCAGAACAGGTTCTTGCTCAGCTTCAACAAAGCGGCCTAGTAGGTGCTACAGGCGGCTTCAATCTGCCTGCAATACTGGGTGGAAGTGGTACGCCGGGGCAAAGCCGTCTTGGTCTGATAGAAGACTTCCTGAAGGGCAGGCCGTCTGGCCCAGTGCGACAAGGCAGCGGCCTTGGCAGTTTGGGCGGTTTATTTGGCGGAACTGGAAGCGGCGGTCTTGGGTTGGGTGATTTAGGTGCTATCGGAGCAGCAGGCTTGCTTGGCAAGCTGGCATATGACGAGGCTAAGAACCGAAAAGGTGTAGCCTTGACCCCGCTCACTCAAGAAGGATCAACTGGCCGATACAACATCGAAGCCGAGATTGCTCGACGCATGGGCAAGCCAGCGCCAAACCCCGTTGAGTACGGCTTGTTACCGACAGGGACAATACCCACGCTGAGTGGTGGTAGGCGAGCGCCTCAAGAAGAACTTGTAGCGGCGTTGGATGTCGAACCGCTCCCAGTCATGGAAGAGAAGCAAATTGAGCCAGTGAAGGCTCGATACGGCGGCTCGGTCATGCCGATGGCTTACGCCAAGGGCGGTAACGTAGCGACAGAAGACTTTGAGCGCATGAACGGCGGCATCAACGGCGAAGGCACAGAAATCAGTGATGATGTGCCTGCCATGCTGTCAGATGGCGAATTCGTCATGACGGGTCGGGCAGTAAGGGGTGCTGGCGCGTTTGATTTAGCACAAGGCAAAGGCGGCATAATCACGCTGACACCAAACGGCAGCGAAAGCCGAGACGGTGGTACAGCACTCATGTACGAGATGATGGATTTATTCGCAGAATTTGCGGATAAGCCAAAGGAGGCAGCAGCGTGAGCATATTGACGCCGGGCCAACTGGCTAGGGTTCGTCGGTTTCAAGAAGGCGGCAGCACATCGCAGCCTTTTGTTGCAGGCGTAACCAAGACTGAACAGCGTCTTGACGCGATAACCCAGCAGCTATTGTTTGGTTTGGACGGTGAAGGCGGCTTCATACCCGGCGCTTTCCGCGCAGCAGAGCGCACTTTCTTTGACGAAGAAGGTCGCCCGATTGTCATTCCCCAAGAGATCGCAGGGTTAAGTCCTGATCAAATTCGAGCAATGGAGCTTGCGAGAGCCAATGTTGGCATCCAACAGCCATTCATTGAAGAAGCCCAACGCCGAGGTCAACAAGGCATTACTGCACTTCAGCGCGGCTTAGAAGAC